CTGTGAATGCACATGAATCAACGCGTATATTAATACCATCGTTTGACCCGGTTAGTTTAGACCAGTCAATAATACCGATACCTGTTGAGAAGGCATAAAACACGTTTATTTTATTTGAAATTATTGGGAGTGTAATAGATGTTAAATTTGGGTTGATGTACACTGCCAAAGTACCCCCAAAACCTGTTAACCCAGATAAATCCAGTGTTCCCGTGAGATTGCACTGATTAGCGTAGTAATAAGTAAAAGTTTTAGAGCTGACTGGATTAATGATTTGGGTAAGATTTGGGTTTATGTGAACTCTTAGGTCACCACCTAACCCCGTTAACCCGGATAAATCCAAAGTTCCCGTGAGATTACAGCTTGAAGCATAGTAATATGTAAAGGTGTTTGAACTAACTGGATTAATGATTTGTGTAAGATTTGGATTTCCATTAACTCTAAAAAGACCTCCTAAACCTGTTAAACCGGATAAATCCAACATTCCTGTTAAATTACAGTCTGAAGCATAATACGTACTAATATTATTAGAGCTGACTGGATTAATGATTTGGGTAAGATTTGGGTTTTGGTAAATAAGAAACCCACCCCCAAAACCTGTTAACCCAGATAAATCCAGTGTTCCCGTGAGATTGCAAGCGTGTGCTTGATACGCTAATATATCTTCGGATGTTGGTGCATGTGAAATACCCGTTAAATTAGGGTTAGAATATACTCTAAAGTAGCCTCCGAGTGTAAACCCTGTCATATCCAGTGTACCTGTTAAATCACATAAATATCCGTTATAATTAGTTAGGATATATGATGAACTCACTGGATTTATTATCTGTGTGAGATTTGGATTATTATTAAATGTTATAGAACCTCCTATATTTTGGAAGGTTGATATATCTAAAGTTCCAGTGATGTTACATTCCTGAATACTATAATAATTGACATTTTTATCATGTGTCGGATTTATAACTTGAATTAATTCACTATTTGAATGCAATTGAAAATTAGTGCAACTCTCAAGTAATGACATATCAAGTGTCCCTTTTATATTTTGACTTGAAAATACGATACTAGAAACTTTCGAAAAATTCGAAAGGGATACAGTAACCTTTAAATCCTGAGTGTTACCAGTTAAATCAAAACTTGGTGTGTTTGCGGCTTGAACTCCGTATCCCTCGACCCTCCATATAGGAACTGATGAATCAGATGTGTTTATTGTAGGATTAAAAATACCGTCTTTATTGGTAATGAATGTCATAACCCTGCTTCCAAATTGTAACCCGTTGTTGGCTAGTAATGACATTCTACACCTCCTCATTTGAACATGTCACACTCTTGTAGTTTCCATTATTCATAATAGAAATCTGATAAAACCCAACATCTAGAGTAAGTAATAAAGTGTCCCAACGGGAATCCCCACTTTTGTGACCAGTAGCAAAAGTAAAAGTCCTTGCTCCTCCGGTCACTTCAACCGGAAACCACAAGCTCTTAAAATTGGCTGCATTCACATAGCTGATAGTCACATTCTCATTCACCACAATGGCACCACCCCCGGTTTTGGTTGCCCAAACTTCGCGGAGGCTGTCAAAATCAAACTGTAATTGTCCGGTGGCTACACTTACTTCAATAGTTTTACGGCTGGTAAATACCGTTTTTAGCCAGGCTAAAAAGGTGGCTTTTAAATTGCCAAGAGTAAGCTTCTTGAGAGAGTTATTATCCTCACTGTCAACCAAAGCCAGTTCATCAGCATCAACGGGGGTCTCTTTGTCGGTTGCCCCGTGGATTAAACTGGCGACACTGGGACCACTTTCACCGCCAAAATAGGGTAAACTGTTCCATGCGGTTACACCATCACCAATCTTTAGCTTGTTGGTGTCTGTTTCAAGACCTTGTTGTCCGTCTGCTAATACAGGATTCAGAGCTGTCCAAGCTGCTGCTGTCCCCCTTTTTATTTGAATTTTTGCTGCCATTATACTATTTCCCCTTCATCAATTACATCATCAATCTGGTAAATCTCATCTACACCCCCTCCATCCAAAAATTGGTCAGTGGGTTGGCCTCCGTATGGAATAAAAGAATCGGTTGCTAAATCGTACTGTTTAATAACCCCTGTATCAGAGATAAAATAAAGAGCCTGGTCTTCTTTCTCTTCTGGAGGTAAAGCATCAAATTCAGCTTGTGTTCTTTTATAAAAATTTACTTCCATACTACTTTGTTGTTTTCAATAAGCGTATTAACCGCTGTTGTGTCTGCTTTTTGTGCAATATTTATTGTGTTGATGTAGGTTGTTGCTTTTGTGTTATTCAAATTTTTTGACAACTCTTGCAATTTGCCCGACTTTTGAAGCGTACCCACTTCAATCTTATTGAACTTATTCAGATTGTAATAGCTGCGTTCTAATTCATTTACCCTTATTAAACCTGATATTCCCAGATTCGTATCAATCACAATGACGTAATCACCTACATTCATGCTTATTTCTTTTTCTCTTACATACATTGGGTCAATTGATAGTTCATAAGTCACCCGGGGTACACTGTATTCTGAAAGGTAAGCTTCAGCAGCGGTTTTCAAACGAGTCTCAGCATCATCAATATAGCTTTGTGGCAGGTAAATATCATATATGGTATAGGTATCACCAACTTCGGGTTTAACCGTTTCGTTTGGAAAAGTAATCCCGGAATCTGTTAAATAATCTAATGTGAATGTTTTAGTAGTATTATTGTAACTACATTCGAATGTACGGCCTATCAGGTTACCACTTTTAAAATTTATTTTAGGTGTTAATCCTGGTAATAAATAGTCATTCAGATTGAAATCAATTCCTGTATCAATGAATAATCTTACATTTCCTGAATCAACACCGGTAACAGTTCCCGTGCGTGTTGGGTAAATGTCAAAATCATCTTTTGTGCGCTCACAAAGGCCGTATTTGTTAACATTGTTTTCAACACGGCTTTCATTACTTAGTGCTGTGTTGGCAAATGCAAGTTTTCCAATGTAATCCCGGTAACCAACTGGAAGGTTCCTGTCAGAACCATAAGCCCACAAGCGGGTAATAATATTACTATTGTCAATATTCTTGCGGAATAAATTATACAACCCTTGGTAAACCCCAACTTTAAACGAATCGCTTAATGTGGCTCCGGTTTCCTGAAAATGTAGTGTCTTATTGACAATAGAGAATGAAACTCCAAATTCATCGGCCACTGTATTAATAGCTGAAAATACAGTGTCGTTATCGAACGTGATTGTTTTAGCTTCGGTTGAATCTGCATTTCCAACTTCATAGCCAACATGGTCACGATTCATATTGAGCACAAACAAGGACAAGAAATCAGCAGCAGTTCCGGTATAAATTTTAACTGGTAAATTGTCAAACATTAAAGCCACTTTATCTAGCTCATGAATCGGACCTTCGAATTTGCATTCGTATTTGAATTTATTTACTCCAAGTTTTTCAAATCTGGGTTGTTTATTGATGGTGTATTTTACACCTGAGAATACTATAAAATCACCCACATTCAATTCAATGTATTCAGATTGCGTAAAATTCAATTTAATAACATCATCTGACATGTATTTTTGATACAATACAGAATCGGTACCTGGTTTTACATATACGGTACTCAATCCGGTTCTAAATATTTGCACCCAGTTAACCATTGTCAGAATAGGTTTGTAAATTTAAAATCATTGTGTTTTTAGTGTCAATAGCTGTTACTGATGATGGAACCGCGTTTGTTCCGCCCGATATATCAAGAACCAATGGATCTGCGGTTCTATAATGAACTACCGAATTAAAGGCTTCTAAAAGTGTATTAATATCACTCTCTGGTATATCATTATTCCCTAAATGAAATTCGTTTGGAAAATAAGAGTAAGCGGTACCGCTATCGTTTACAAAGTTGAACCGGGTAACACCAGCATTTATAAGTTTAAACGACCCTTTAAACATAAAGAATCTGACCTTGGTACCATAT